TAAGTATTAATGAATGTAGTCCGTTAGTATAACTAAACACACTATGCTCTTTTTGGAAGTTAATAAAATGTACATACTCTGGATCAGGATAAATTAGTTTCTTATCTAGTATATGTGCATAGTTCTCAGGTTGGCATTTACCAAACGTAACTAATAATCTAAAGTACTCTGGTCCTACTCCTGGAAAATCTCTGTGTGGTGGAAAGAATCCTCCCTCATCAACTCTAAGTAAATGTACACGACCAATGTCAGGTGCAAATACATCTACAAGACTAGCAAGTTGCGGAATGTTTTTGTACACTTCAGTTGGTGTTGTAAAGTTTTCTTCTTTCATTTCAATATCATGGTAGCGTTGCATATGGCCAAAGCTATTCAAATGATAGTTGTCCATTACATCACCTGTATGACTTGTTACAGGTAAGCCCCAACGATTGTTGTGTGTATCTTTCTTTGCGTTATAAGGACACCAATTATCTTGAAACTGTTCTAACTGTTGTACAAGCTCATGCCCGTTAACTTTTAGTTTTAATTTTACCATGTCGCCTAAATTACACAGGCTGTTCCATAGTAAGGCTCTGTCAGTATTCATTATATGTGTTCTCCTAATTCAGGAAACGTTTTTCTAAAGTCCGTTCCACGTTGTTCATCTAATACTCTTAAATAGTCTTGTAGTTGAGGTAGTTTATTTGACCAATCTTCGCTCATCATATATTCTATTAATCCTTCAAATCTTGTTCTGCCCATAGCATGTTCATTCCAAGCAGTATTAAATTTTTGACTATCGATAAACCTTTCTATATTATCTTTAGCAAACTGTTTATATGCTTGTGGTAGCACACGTATATTTAAGTATGACGGAAAGTATACTAAGTGTGTACCTATAAGTCCGCCACCAAATGGTAATACGTTAATATTAGTAAACTTCTGTTGTATTTTCCACTCTGCAAGTTCATGTATATATGCTACATTTAGCAACTGTACTGCACAGGCCATGTTAACTTTGATATTAGACCCTGCTTTATCTAGTTTATGTAAGTTTGCACTTATATCTTGCCATTTACTTGGATAGCGTATATAATCATTTTTATCTCCATATGCATCTATACTAAAGTTAAATGTTACTTCTTGGAAGTGTTTCCATAATGCAAATAATTTATCAGGTAATTCTAATCCATTACTGTTATAACGTATACAAATATTTTTACTAAATCCGTTATCAACCATAAACTCTAATATAGCATAATGCTCTGGTATTAGTAAAGGCTCACCACCTGCAAAATATAATTCTTTAATGTGTTGTGCTTGGTCTTTCATAGAATCTAAAAACGATCCTTTCTTATACCAAGTATAATCAAAGTCTTGATCCCAACTTTGTTCTGCAATTAAATCTTTATTTTTGTATTTAGGTTTTTGTAGTTTCCATTCTTTAATCCAACTGCTTGAATCATGTGGACTACACATTACACACTTTAATTGACACAAGTTACCAAGGCGCAAATCAAAGTAAGGAATATTAACAGGTAAGTTACCGTCTGCGTCTGTTTGTTCTACAATACTGTCAATGTCTAAACGCTTTTCCCATACTTTAGTTTCCCATTGACGCTTACTTACAATACCTTTTTCTTCTTCTGCAAAACATTTACGACAACTTGCAGGTACTTGGTCATTTAACATTTGCAATCTTGTGTTACGCATATGCTCACTATTCCATACTTCTTCAATAGTATGGTCACGCATATTCATAGCAATGCCGTCTTTCTTAACAAGCCCTACTGTTTTGTCATCTTCTATCCCTGCACCTGATGCATTAGCAGTACAACAAACTCTAACGTCACCGTTAGGGCGTGTTGCTAAATGTATCCAAGGCAAAGGACAAAATGTTTTACTCATGCTCATGCCTTTCAAACTGTGCGTTTAGTTTATCAAATGTTCCGCATTGTTTTGAACATTCTTTAAGTCCAGTACTAGTCCAACAACTGCTAATCTTGTTAAAGAAGCCGTTGTCAAAAATCTCTACAAATGAATGATTGTGTAAATTAGGATATTCTTTAATTTTTGTCATGTAATCTATTCTTGAATGGGAGTGTTGAGGTAACCATTCTAAATCTAACCAACAACAAGGACTAACATTTCCGTTAGCGGCAATATACATTTGCTTATCTTGAACTGCTTTACAATTAATAGTTGGCATAACTTCGTGCCTAGCTTTTTCTGCTGGTGCAATCATTTCTAAACTCTTTTGTGATGGTAATAGCGTATGTGTAATATTGTAGTTGTCATCTATTACATCTAACTTACCATCTCTAAAACGTGTAGTATGCTTAATGCTAAATCCTTTAAAGCCTAAGTCTTTGCTTAACTGTTCACATGCATCTACTTGATGTTCATTATGTTTGAATACAAGCATATCCCATCTTGCATCTCCGCCTGCACTTATAAATGCTTGTGCGTTTTCTAAAATTTTCTCATAGTTTGTACTAATTCTATATAACGAATGAGTATCTCCTAATCCGTCAATACCAAATACAATTTTTACTCCTACATCTGCAAGACCCTTAAACCAATCAGTAGTCCTAGCACTTCCGTTAGTGTGCATTTGCAAAGTCATAAAAGGATTGTGCTTACGTAGGTATTGCATTATGCCTAGTGTGTCTTTGGCCATAATAGGATCGCCCAAGTTACCACACATATTTAAAAACTTTAATTGTTGTACAAAACTTACAGGAAACCATTTTATAAATTGTGCATAACTAATTTCTGTAAGATCTAAACTGTCAAGTTCAGGTCCGCCATTGATCCTTCTTGGACACATAGGACATCTTGCTTGACATCTAGTTGTAACTTCTAAATGTATTGATGTGATATCTTCGTAGTTATACATCTTTTGTTCCTATAATCATAAATCTTTTATACTTTGTTAATTGTAATTCCTTTGCAACTTCAACATTCAACTTTGATTTCTTTGCAAACTCCTCTAGTGTATCGCTACAGTTAATATGTTCTTCTAATTCATAATAGTTATTAGATTGTAAAACTATCTTTGTACCCTTTGGTATATTATTTAACCATTGCATATATTGTTCTTGTGTAATATGTTCGCAACTTGTATTAATAACAAAGTAAGGATTGTTTATATACTCGTAACTACACATGTCATCTGTAACTGCTTCAAACTTACCTTCCATCTCTTGACGCTTGTTTACTGTACTTGCAATTTCTTTACAAGCAGGATCAAGGTCAACACTTATGATATGTTTAATACCAATTTCACTATTGAATAGCATATTTGCTAACACACCATTCCAGCCGCCATGTATAACAACATTAGCATTACTAATTGTTTTAGCTTTTGCTTGTAGAGATTCAACTAACCAAGTTTTAGATTCTAACTGTCCGCCCCAAAAACTTTCTAAGGTACGGCTTCTGTCATCGCTGTTGCGAATAGCATCCATCCAAAATTTAATATCTCTAATATCTATCTTCATAATTCGTTAACTAACTTATCAAAGGCTTCTTGTCCTAATACATTGTATAATACTACTACTAAGAATATAAACCATAATAACCAAAATACATAATAGCCTAGTTTAGTCCAACCTAATCCTAATATCTTGTATACTGTTTTCATAGGCAAATACTTTTCAAATAGTGTAGTAATATCCCATACAAATTTAAGCATAATAATCCACATCAATGCTCTAAAGTATTTGTTCTTTATATCAGACACTTTGAAGTTTGCTTGTGCTTCTTTTACTTTGTTATCGTGTGCCTTATAACGTTTCCATAAATTCTTCATAGTATTTCCTTAGGTATCTTATTGTCTGCACTACTAACACACGTATCAGTTACACACTTAGATGGTGTCTTAAACAGCGTAAAACCGTCTTTAAGCGTACCTAGAGGTTCATCGCTACAACTATAAGCTCTTTTAACTTCATCGCCACGTATGATGCAACTTTGATACCCTGCGTTACAACTCCAACCTTTAAATTTGTTAAAGCCAAATGCATTTAATCTTTCTGCTTGGTCAAGTTCGTACTCTACTCCTTGAGCATCTTTGAGTCTAACTTGTGCGACCTGTTGCTCTGATTCTGTTTGGAGGATTTTTGTTTGTTCTTCCGTGTAACCACTGACCACAAATGACGCAGTTGGGTCGCTTTGTGGCTTAAGAGTAACATGTATTCCTCTATCAATAAGTCGTAATGATCTTTCATAATATTCCTTCCATAGTTCGGGCACCATAACTTGATTGATTGTTACTAGTACTCCTTCTTTCATAAGCTGTAAACACTTGTCGCCAAACTCTTGTTCATTTGCAAACTCTGCATGGAAACTTGCTGTAATACTTCTACGTTGTAATCCTTTAGTTGCTTCTAACCATTTGTTCCACCATTTACTTCCTGGTGATAAATTTGTAGTCATATGTAAACTTTGATATTCTGGTGCTGTATCACTACAGTAATGCTCTATGAGCTCCCCAAAGTCTTTATATGCTGTTGGTTCTCCTCCACTAAAACTAAAATGAAATTGTGTATAGCCATTATCTCTTGCTTGGCGTTTTATTTCATCAATAGTACTTTTATATAAACTTAATTCTTGATGGTCTGGCTTATCTGTATTTGCATAAGGCCAACAGTAGCTACATTTATAGTTACAAAATCTTCCAAGTATCCAACTAACATTAAACAATGGATTGTCTAACATTGTTTTTTGTCCTAAAGACGTTATGTTATTAAAAGGAATCGTTTGCATATTGTAGTTCTAACCATTCAAAATCATTTATTAACCCCAAATCAGCGCCGACAGAAAGGCCAAACTGCATACCAGCATTAGCACCTCGTAACGCATATCTACTATGTACTCCATCAGCATGAGTAGTCCAAGTCTTAAGTCGTTCATTTGTTTCTTCCTCTAGTTGTCCTTGTATTGTTTTACTTGCCAACTTTGCACATTCTCTAAACGCACCACGCCATGTACTTAATGGATCTGTGTTGAACGCAGTAATGTTACTAACACTTGGCATTGCTTTAAATTTATCACTAATGCTAGTAGTCATATCATTTGTTGTAGTATCCATCTTTAGTGTAAGCATACGTGGTAATAACTTAACGCCACCATACCCATACTCTAATCCGTTGATAGGATTTTTTGCTCTCCACACATGAACACAATCTAAATCGTAACTACTAACTTCGTGATCAAATTTAAAATCGTCTACTATCTGAGCGTCACCATCTACTACCCAAAACATTTTTGTAAAACATTTTTTAGCACCTGCTACGTGTGCTTGGTGAATTCCTTTAACGTCTTTAACACGCTTTGCCATTGGATACTGTTGTTTAAGTTTATCCCAATTACTATCAGCGTTTGCTTCACCGTAACTTATAAAAACAATATCATACATGTGGTGCTATCTCGTTAGCTAGTTCCTCTTGTATTGTTCTATCTACATGACAGTTATCTGGGAACATGTCGCTGTTTGTCATAATCTCAATTACTTTTTCGTACTCGTCAACTATAGTTTTAAACTCTGTATCTTCTCCTTCTGGTATCACAGGAATATTAAGTTCAGGTTTTTGTCTAGCAAACATGCGTAAACTTTCTGCCGCATTTTCTGTTAGGTCTGGTCTGCGTCTACGAACGTTTTCTGCTGTACCCCAACTACTAATTAATGGTACTGGTCTTCCTAATATTTTATCCATCCACTCACGATGTACATATTTTATAAAAGTGTACTTACTAATATCTTTAGGTAGTTTACCCCAACCTTCAATTACTAACCAAGGTATACCTGTTTGCTCGTAAATTGCTTGTGCGCCATCTAATGCTATTGTAAGTAATTCATCATTTATATCTTTAATGCTATTAGCATTTCTAATTTTATCTTCGCTTTTATCGTAATACTTTTGCAAGTCATATAGTCCTGCTTCATCTGGCCATAAACTTCTTTTTAGATCTCTACAAGGCTCAGTAAGCATCCATATAATTAAATTAGGTTTGTAAAATACAGGACTAGTAAAACAAGGTGCAAGACCCAATGCTTCTTCAACTTTAAAAATTGCTTCAAAGTTGCCTGATCCACCAAAGGCATAATTAGCAGTAGCATGACCCATTTGATCTAAGTTATAACCAAACCCTGGCCATACAACTTGAAAAGGCTTAGGTGCAGTACCTTCTAAGTATTTGTCCTTGTTCCACGGTTCGTATAGTTCCGGGTGTTTAGGATTTGCACAGGCAGGTCCTGGAATAACAGTTCCCCATTCGCCTAGTGCATTACTATCACCAACAATTAAAATTTTCTTCATCTTGTGTTTCCATAATGGAATACTTCTAACTTTTTAGACTCAAACTCTCTCCAAGGATCAACTACAACACTTCCTTCACTGAGATAACAGTAAAGAGTTGGATGTGCCAATAATGCTACGGCTGTGAAAGGACCTTTTTGTGGACTAGCCATTGGATCAACTTCAATACAATGATAGCCTGCTTCTTTACAATAATGTCCTACTAACAAACTATAACTTCCGTCAGTATATGGTACTCCTGGTTTATATGCAATGCCATTTAGCAAAATTGGTAAAGAACGCTCCTCAGCAATCTTAATTAAATAATTTGCCATATTTTTAGCCTGCACTTCTCTTGCATTCATTATAGCATCAAATATGTCATATTGCAACCCCAAGTTTTGAGCCATGTAGCGTAGAGCTATATTATCTCTTGGATGACATGCTCCACCATCGCCCATTCCTGCTTTCATATAACTTGGACCCATTATACGCTGATCGCTTTTGGCAAGTGCATTAGTTACTACATCAACATTAATATGTCCTTGCTTTTCTGCAACATCTTGTATCATATTAACTAATCCAATTTTTGCACTAATAAATGTATTGTAAAATACTTTGATACATTCGCACTCGTCCCACGTTCCAATTTCATAACGTGGATTGTTTTCCATTATAGTTTTGTAAAAGTCTACTAATTCTTTTGCATCACCTGTAATATCTCCATTGTCTGTACCAATCATAATCATTTCAGGATTAACCATGTCCCAAGCTACTGTACCCATAGCAATCAAATAAGGATTATAAACAAATCTAGTATTAGTTACTAGTGGTGCAAATTCTCTACGTACTGTGCCTGGTAATACTGTACTAATTAATACAAGTAATTGAT